GGTCAAACGTACTTTTCTAGGCGCGGTACTCCGCGTTGCCGGTGCAACCACCGTGGTTGCCTTACTGCGCTGGGCGGGTGTTGCCTCGTCCTGCGTTTCACCCCGAAAATAATCGGGATAGCGTTTCCGCATAGTTGCGTCGATACGACGATAATACTCGTCCGAGGAAGGGACAATCCCATCATTGATTAGCTTGTCATGCAGCCCCAAAGCCAAGCCAGTCATTTCCCCGTCCGATCCGAACCATTCGTTGTTCCCCTGCCAAGCAAGGGCTTTTGCGTCTGGTTCAGGAACCTGAGGCCGTGTAGGTTCACTATTTACACTAACTTGTGTTTCTTGTAAAGCGGGATCGTAATGAAATTGTGGACGGTAAGAATTCATTGCTGAAACCTTGCCTTGAGCATCGTTCAGCTTCTGGTGTGCGTCAATAATCTTATCCGAATCCCCGCTATCATATGCGTCACGATATTCACGCTTCGCATTAGCTAGTTCATGATCTGCGGCTTGCTTGGCTACAGTGATGTAGTTAGTCTCACCGTTGGAAAGTGTACCCTTCAGACGACGGTTCTCGTCCATCATAACTGTAGCATAGCGAATAGCCTCTTCCCGTTCCCGGTCAGCGGACTCCTTCGCCCGACGTTCGTCATGCCAGACTTTTTTCAGTTGTGAGAGACGTTGACGAACCCTATCTGAATAACTCATCAGATCATCGTTATCAAGGTCTTCTACTATAGTCTTAGCTAATGGCTCACGACCACGGTCTGCTTGAGGGGTATCATCTTCAACCTCAACAGCGATATCGTCATCTTCTAATACCTTCGTAGTAAAATCTTGATCATCCTTCGTAGACGTAGTAATTACGTCAAGCTCATTATCAAGTTCCTCGTCAGGAAATTTATACTCAGTAGTGTTCATAGCTGCTCCTTATTAGCGTAAATATTAAGCACGGCTGTAACCCCTAGGGTCTTCAACAACGCCCTCAACAGTATCGTCATTGATGATACGGAACTCCCGGCCATGAATCTTAAACCGAGTGCCAGCGTAAGCACGGGTAAGAACAAAATCACCTTCCTTGCACCAAGGCCCGGTAGGGAAACGTTCAGTATCCCGGTAGCACATATCACCCATCTTTGCGACAAACAAAATAACCGTAGAGTTTTCCTCGATACGCTTCGCTGCATCAGCCTTGAGAATCCCACTTGTATAGGTCTCTTCGACTTCAGGAACAGCACACAATATGCGATAACCCTTTGGTTCCGGTAACTGCGTTGCAGTTTGTCCTTCTTCAGGCATCGTTTCACTACTCATTTAACATCTCCAAACGTTTTGCGAGGTCTTCGGCTATAGCTTGCGCGGTAAGTAGACCCCGTAACTTACCAACAAGAAATCTGTATTCTGCGTAGTCAGACGCGCCACCGTCTGCTAAGTGAGCGGAGATAGAAAGCTGTTCCTCTTTGAGGTTGCGTACAATGTACGTCAGCGTGTCGTTACTCATTTAATCATCCCTCAGTAGTCGGTTTAGTTGCTGTGCGCTCCTTAGCGGCTAAGTTCATAGCCGCTACATCGCGTGCTTGTTCGACTTGCTTCTGACGTATCTCTGCATCCTTACCCGCCCGGACACCTTCAATACCGATACGCATGCCGTCTAACATCTCTTTACTTTGAGCTTGCTGCTGCGCGGCTGTGAATTTCTGCTGCTCCGCTGCTAACTTCTGTTTATCCAACGTAGTCTTGGCCCCCAAAGTTGCCCCAGCGATCCGCTCCTGAGAGTCGATCCGTTCCTTCTCCAGCTCTAAACGTTTGGCGTCGAGCTGTGTATCTACCTGCTGTTTCTGGGCCTTGAGTTGCAGTTCCATCTCACGAAGTTGCAGCTCTTTCTGTTGCATCTGAACGAGCGGGTCTTGTTGGGCTTGTTGAGCTTGTTGAGCTTGTGCCTCAGAGGTATTTTTCTGGAATAGCTGTTGCGCGGCCTGAGCAATAAGACGCGCCAGTTGTGCTTCAACCTCGTGCGGCAACTCTTCACCATCTGGCGGGAGAGCCATACCCAACTGATCTTCAATCTGCCTACGGTACTCGTACCCCAAGTGCTCGTTAATGTGTGCCATCGACGCTGCTTGAATCTGCATAGCCATTGGGTTCTGTCCAATAATCTGTGCAACTTTCGGGTCTTGCATAGCCAACATATGTACTTGAATGTGTGCCTGATGGTCTTGGTGAATAAATGCTTTAACCGGAGTACCATTGAGCAGGTTCATGTTCTCTGTCACTGGGTCTTTTGGCTTCTGGTCTTCAGAACCGGGGATGAGTTTACCGATACCCTTCACACCCAACACATCTAGCATCTGACGATTAAGCTCCTTCAGATCATAAATCTGCGGATTAGCCTGAGCCATCTGCATCACAGCCTGATACTGCACTATCTTCTGCGACATAGTTGCCGCGTTAGGATCAGACACAGGGATAATATCCACCATNTCGTAGTCAGACTGCTTCGCCATCCGAGAACCCGCGATGGGCTCATAGGAATACTCATCAGGGGTGTAATCACGAATGATAGCCTTGAGCAGCTTGAACTCTTGCTTCATCGCATAGTGGATGCGAGCTTGTACTGCTGACATCACTTTTAATGTGCGCTCAAGGATCGCAAGCGTAGTACCCACAGGGGTATTAGCCGACATATCTGCTACCTTAAGATCAGCCGCCGAGGCGAACCGACGAGCTTCCTCAATGATCTGGTTCATCAAGGTCTGCAACACCATACTCGGCTCTTTATAGGGCAGCGGCATGATGTTGTCTTTAATGACACCGGATGCTACGTCCACATCACGGAACTCGCCGGGGCTAATGGGGGTGTCATCGCCCTTGATCCGCAGACCCTTGGTCTTGAAGCCGCCCGGCAGGTTTGACAACGTGCCTGCATCTACCAACTGACGCAAAAGCATAGTGCCTGATTTAGCGTAAGAGCCAATCAGATGCACCATACCAAAATAGTAGAACCCAAAACCGGGGATATACCCGTAGTGTACAAAGTGTTGACGNCGCTTCTTATACTCGTCTTCTTCACGCCAGTTGCGGCGGATAGACAGAACNGTACTGGTCCCCTTGTCAATAGTGACCACATATGGCAGAGCAATNCCCGTCCCCTCACCGTTCTTATCCACATCCTCGTAGCCGTAGAGGTCAATGTCCACGTGCATNTCAAGAATCTTGTAGCGGTTATCCGACGTAGCATCGAAGCCCATCTTTTCCGCGATGCGCTTCTCGACATCATCCAGAACATTAGTAGGCTCGCCGAGGTCCACATCCCTGTAGAACCCACTCACCTGCAACTTGCGTAGCTCGTTCTCAGTCTTACGCATGATATGNGTTACACGCGTAGTGGTCTCCATACTTGCTGCACCATAGGGCACAACCATGTCTTCTGCTGGTATAAACGCGCTAACCTGACGACCGATTGATGGGTCGAAATACACCTTCTTGAACGCATTACCCGCGAGTCCCAGACCCCATAACATCCGCTCGTGCTCCGGGCGATACTCAGGCATCTCTTCAGTNAGCTGATAGTTCATATCTTCACGAACCCGTGTAGCTGCTTCAGCATTCTCAGGAGTCTCTTTGCCGATAACCTTAGTCTTCACCGGGCCCGCTGGCGGGAACGTCTCAGTCATGGTCTCCGCTTGGAACCGCACCAGCGTCTCACTCAACAGCGGGTGGTACACGGAACACGCACCCTCCCACGGCTCAGTGCGTTCCTCGATCTTCATACCCAATAGCTCGATACCATCCACATAGGTATCTAGCCACTCCTTCCGAGACGCCACGTCTGCCTCGTAGTCACCCAACAAGTCAGATGCCAATGAGGCGAGGTCTGTGTCATCCATGTACTCAGCGAGGTTGGCACCGAAGTCATCTTCACCCTCACCCCCCGGCTCCAGCACGATTTCCAAGCCATCCATACCGATGGTCACAGACTCCGGGTCCTCGATTTCAATCTCCATCCCTACCGGGTCCTCGTAGCCACCCATCTCCATACCTGTAGGAGCCTGATACAAGCCTTTATCCATATTTCCCAGCATCACCATAGCTTTACCCCGTCAAATTAAATAGCGTACAACCGCTTGCCACTTGGCCTGCGGGAAAAGATTATGTCGTCCTTCTCATCTGTAGGCAGCTTGATAAATCCGCCTTGCCGAAACCGAATAAGAGCTAGGGTTGTAGAGTCAACTAAGTCGTCGTTAGCCCCACTAGGAAAGTCATTACATTCCTCAATAACTTCTTTAGCCCATCTACGTGTCGGTGCCCAGACGATACCACTACTAAATAAGTCGGAGACAGCATTTACACGCGCCACTTTATCCTGTCCCTTGCCCGGTGTAAACTCACCTACAGGTATCCCCATACGCCTAAGCTCTTGGTACAACGCTGCCCCGTTAGACTTCTTCTCAACGATGAAGATATCCGGTTCCCACTCTTTGTACTCTTGTAGCACCATAGCCTTTAACTCAGGGAACTCCAACCTCTTCTTGATGCTATTAAGCAGGATGATGTTGTAGTTGTTAGTCTCCTCGTTAAAGAAGACACCCCATGTAGTCAGAGCGTTGTAGTCAGCGCGGTTATTAGTCTCTTGTGCAGCGTCGAGCGCCATGATGAGGGTCTCGCACTTAGGTGGATCATCTGGTTCCCAAGGTCTCCACCACTCACGCTTGATAAGNGCACCNTCCTCGGAAGTNGGGTTCTGCATATACTGGGCGTTCCAGTACCGGATGTCCATCACATCCCGCTTTGCCTTAAGTTCAGCTAGCCCCCAGAAATCTGGCCAGAGTGGCTGTTCTTCGCCGTTCTTTTCAATAATAGCGGGGAACTCTACCACCTCCCACTCTTCCCCAGTACCTTCTTCGGCCTTAATCATCTGGTTCAATATCTGGCCTGTCAGGTCTAGCTTACTCCACCGGGTCATGACCACGATAATCGCACCCCCCGGCATCAAACGCTGAATAGGACCGGACTGGAACCACTCCCACGCGGGGAGGAACACATCTGGTCTACCTTGTTTGGCTTCTTGCTCTGAGTGGGGGTCATCAATAATGAATAAATCTGCACCGCGTCCAGCCAATGCGCCTCCGACGCCAATAGCGAAATATTCACCACTAAAATTAGTACCCCAGCGGGAGGCGGATTTTGAGTCAGACTGGAGCTCTACTTCAGGAAATATATCCTTATAGGCATCGGAACCAACCAAGTTACGCACCCTGCGACCAAAGCTAACTGCCAAATCTGCGGTGTGGGAGGCCATGATGATCTTTTTGGCGGGGTACTTACCCAAGAACCATGCTGGGGCTAGATAAGAAATCATCTCTGACTTACCATGCCGAGGGGCAATGTTCACTACAACCCGCTTTTTCTTGCCCGCGGCAATCTCTTCAAAGATTCGGGCAAGGTGCCGATGATGTGGGCCTATCTTATACCCCGGATATACGTGGGTTATGAAGTCTAAAAACGACTTTTTTGCAGAATCTTGCTTAATTTTACCGGAATATGTGCTTAATAGCTCTAAAGTTCGCCGTTTTTCGTGGTCAGACATGCCCGGAAGGGCTGCTTCAATGATTTCGATGTCCTCCGGCGTAATTACCGCGGTCGCAGTGGTCATTTTAGTCAACCCGGACTACTTCAGCATCAATAACACGGGATTTTAGGGAAGATAGTGTAACCAAAAGCTCATTTTCGACCTCTTCCATAGTCTGAATCTTATGAGTTACCTCTGTACGGCGCTTAAAGGCATCGACACCATCAACTTCACCAAGTTTTGACAGCGCGGTAATACGCACTTTGGGGTCTTTTGCGCTTTCTATCTCGTGGACGAGCTTATTTACAACGTAGAGCTTCAATTCCGCGAGGTCATGCACAATACTGCTGTTCATCTGAGAGACTAAACCCGCTAAATAGGCAATTGTCTCGTTCGGGTACTTAGAAAAATCGGGGCGCAATGCGGGATTATCCATCATCTGCTGGGCAAGAGCTTCGGCCACGCGGGCATCCTTGTGAGTAGGGGTTATATCGTTACTTGCGAGGTCGGCCAGAAGCGTGATAGTAGCTGCACGCATCCGTACTTCTTCCTCTAAGGTTAGCTCTGGGAGCGCCTCAGTAGCATTTTTTGGTACAGGAATGCCTGTCTCTATCTCTGGGAAATAGACAAAGACATCGGGCTCCACGTCGTCTTCTATCACATCAATTTCTTGAAGGATGTATTCATGGTCATCTACACGTCTGTTCATGCAGGAGCTACCCCGTTCGTGATTTCCTAAAACTATACACTATTTTTTGTATAGCACAAATTTTTTAGGTGGGGGGTGTTTCCTGTAGCGAGGGGGTGG